GGTTCTTTTTCAGATGCTATGCCTCTTGGCATTTCCGGTACTTTTAATTATATGTTGGTTTTCCAAGCCGAGCACAACATCCTCATGCACCCCTTCCACATGTTGGGAGTTGCTGGTGTATTTGGTGGCAGCTTGTTCTCAGCTATGCATGGAAGCCTTGTTACATCTTCTCTCGTTCGTGAAACAACTGAAAATGAAAGTCATAACAATGGTTATAAATTTGGACAGGAAGAAGAAACTTATAATATTGTCGCAGCTCATGGCTATTTTGGTCGTCTTATCTTCCAATATGCCTCTTTCAATAATAGCCGCAGTTTACATTTCTTCCTTGCTGCTTTCCCTGTTGTGGGAATTTGGTTTACGGCTCTTGGGGTTAGCACCATGGCGTTCAACCTAAATGGATTTAACTTCAATCAATCAATCCAGTCCTCTGAAGGACACGTCGTCAGTACCTGGGCAGACATCCTCAACAGGGCAGGTCTCGGAATGGAAGTTATGCACGAAAGAAACGCACACAATTTCCCGCTCGATCTTGCGTCAACTAGCTCCACACCTGTGGCCTTAGTAGCACCAGCAATCGGTTAAGCACACGTCCGTTCATCCTTCGGGACGCATGACACCATAAGCATGGAACGGGGCTTGTGGAACTTCTTAGGAGGTTACTGTGCAAAGCAAGACTTATTGCTATCGCGGTGTCAAGTACACCAAGTGAGATAGATCTTACAGAGGGGTGCAATTCCCCTCATCACTATTGGCTTCGGCCCTCTACGGAGGATACCCTTAGCCGTCTAGACGGTGGGATAGACCACAAATTAAAACTAAATATACTCAAAGATCTTTGAGAGTCGTAATTAACATTAACTCTCTATTTAACAATGGCACATCAGTCTTCAGACCTGACAACCAATCTGGTTAATCTAGGTCAATCTAATCTTTCCGGTGATAAGCGAGCTTTGTATCTCAAGCTTTTCAGTGGTGAGATGTTCAAAGGCTTCCAGCACAATGCAATCGCTCGCGATCTTGTGATGAAGCGTACACTTAAGAACGGCAAGTCATTGCAGTTCATCTATACCGGTCGTACCACGGCTGAGTATCACACACCCGGAAATGCAATCCTAGGTAACTCCGACGGTGCACCTCCTGTGGCAGAGAAGACCGTCACGGTTGACGACTTGCTGATCAGTTCAGCATTCGTATACGACCTTGACGAGACACTTAGTCACTACGATTTGAGGTCGGAGATCAGCCGCAAAATCGGCTACGCCTTGGCAGAAAAGTATGACCGCTTGATCTTCCGTGCAATTGCTCGTGGTGCTCGTGCAGCATCCCCAGTAAGTGCAACGAACTTCGTTGAGCCTGGTGGTACACAGATCCGTGTTGGTTCTTCTACCAACGAATCTGATGCTTTCTCCTCTACCGCATTGGTTGCTGCTTTCTATGACGCAGCTGCTGCAATGGACGAGAAGGGAATTTCTAGCGATGGCCGCTGTGCTGTCCTGAACCCTCGTCAGTACTACGAATTGATCCAAGCTGTTGGTTCCAATGGTCTTGTAAACCGTGACGCTCAGGGCACTGCTCTGCAAGGCGGCAACGGCGTTATCGAGATCGCTGGTATCCACATCTACAAGTCAATGAACATCCCGTTCCTTGGCAAGTACGGCACCAAGTATGCCGGTACTACTGGTCAAACTTCTCCTGGCAATACCGGTGACTTCATCGGTCCAGCACTGGAAGATGCTTCTGCAGCTACCACTGGTATCAACAATGACTACGGCACAGCTTCCGAATTCGGTGCAGTGTCTGCTGGTCTTATCTTCCAACGTGAAGCAGCCGCTTGTGTCGAAGCAATCGGTCCTCAAGTCCAAGTCACCTCTGGTGATGTCTCCGTGATTTATCAGGGTGACGTTATCCTCGGTCGCTTGGCTATGGGCGCAGATTATCTGAACCCCGCTGCAGCCGTTGAGCTGTATGTCGGTGCTACAGCTCCTTCTGCATTCTGATTTAAATACTTTATTGGGGTCTCTTCGGAGGCCCTTTTTTTTACCTTAAAAAAATATATGGCTTATCCAACCACTAATGCTCAGTTAGAGCTTCCAGCTGTAAATCAAATTCTACAGTCATGTGGTCAAGCGCCTGTGACTACTCTCGATCAAACCAACCCGGACGTTGCGATTGCTTACCAGACTTTGTTAGAAGTCTCGCGGGAAGTACAGGCGGAAGGATGGACATTCAATAAGGAAGGTCATTATGAAATGGCTCCTGACAACAATGGTGAAATACTAATTGCTAATAACATTCTGCAATTAGACCTTACCAAAAATTCTAACAATGCAACAAAGGATGTTGTACGCAGGAATGGAAAACTATATGACAAGGCGAGTCATAGTTATACATTCACAAAGCCAGTACTATGTGACATCACATGGTTATTTGATTGGGTAGACATCCCAAAACCTATTGCAGACTTCATCGTAAACCGGACTGCCGCAACTGTATCCAGCAGGATTGTTGGAGATTCAAATCAATATCAAATGCTTCAACAGAAAGAAGCGTTTGCAAGAGCCATGGCAATGGAATACGAATGTAACCAAGGTGATTACACATTCTTCGGACACCCTGGTGAAACAAATACTTACACCAGCTATCAACCTTACAACGCACTTTATCGATAAATGCCAGCAGTTACTCAACGGATCTCAAGCTACCTAGGCGGAGTATCTAGACAATCAGATGACAAGATGATGGCCGGTCAGGTCCGTGAGTGCTATAACGCATTCCCTGATGCCACCTATGGATTAACAAAGAGGCCAGGCTTTAAGCACATTGCAAATTTAGGGACAAACTTAGATGATGCAAGGTGGTTTTATATCAACAGAGAAAGTACAGAAAAATATGTAGGTTGTATTAAAGGTGGCGCTTTATACATCTGGAATGTGATTACAGGTGTTGCTTGTACTATCACTTATGAAACAGGAGCACAGGCATACCTATCACTATCTTCACCGACTAAGGATAATTTAAAACTACTAACCGTACAAGACACTACTATTGTAATTAATAATAGCGTCAACGTACAAGAAATAGCAGCGGTAGCTGGGACACCTAATGCACAAGGTACGCTTGTTTTAACAGGAGCTATTCCAGAAACACTGTATACAGTTACGCTTCAGGGTGAAACAATTAATGTAACGTCCCACATAAATGATTCATCGTTTGATGATATTTTAACTGACAAAGCAGGTCACAACTTAAAGGATGCTATTGAAGCAAAAATTACTGCTAGACAAGCTGCAAATGATGCTGACTTTACAGGTACGTGGACAGTCTCAAAGGTAGGTAAAACCAGTCTACGCATCCAACGTGTGGTATCGGGAACAGCTACCGCTTTTACACTAGAAGCAAAAGGTGGTTTGACAAACGTATTCTTGGAAGCATTTCAAGATGAAGTAGCAAGCGTAGGTGTACTACCAGCTGAGTCGTTTAACGGACATACAGTAAGAGTACTAAATACTGACACATTTGCTGATGACTATTACGCTGCATTTAAAGCAGATAACGGAACAAGTGGACGTGGTTACTGGGAAGAAACAAGAGCACCATACCAAAAGAATGAAAACGGAACAATTAGTAACGTGTCAGCAGGTTTGGATAACACAACCATGCCACACGAATTAATCAATACGTCAACGAACAATTTTACGTTTAAAAAGATTTCATTTAACAACAGGTTAGTAGGTGATAATGATAGCAATAGTCATCCTAGCTTTATAAACGAAAAAATTACTGGTGGATTCTTTCATAACAATAGACTTGGGTTTTTATCAAAGGATAATGTATCGATGAGTCGAAGTGGAGATTTCTTTAATTTCTACTTTACAACAGCACAGACTGTAGTAGATGATGACCCAATCGATATTAGCTGTTCATCAGTCAAATCAACATCTCTACATGCAGTACTACCAACTGCACAAGGTATTATTCTGTTTTCACAGAACCAGCAGTTTGTTTTGTTCTCAGATAGTGGTGTATTGACTCCAGCATTAGCGACTATCAGAACCATATCAAACTATGAAATGGACAGTACAGTTGACCCTGTAGACGTTGGAACACAAATCAACTTCATCAGTAAGACACCTGGCTATACAAGATGCTTTAGTTTGATTACTCGTGGTCAGCAAGAGAATCCACAAGTTCTTGATTTATCTCGTGTCGTGAAAGAGTGGATTGCGCCAGGTATTGATCAGTTGATTTCAAGTCCACAGAATTCAATGATTGCAATGGCAGCTCAGGATTCTAATCAGGCATACATATTCCGTTATTACAACAACGGTGAAAAAAACTTGATGCAAGCTTGGGTCAATTGGAGTATGCCAGGCACAACGCAGTTCATCACGATTGAATCTGATGACATGTATGCAGTAACTAAGCAAGGTGGTCAATTTACACTGAGCAAAGCTGCATTAAGCCAAAGCCCTGAACAAGCAATTATTGTCAATAATGCTGGACAGAAGGTGAATCCTTGTGTGGATCTATATGCAACAGCAAGCAGTGTTGTATATGATTCGACGACTAAACAATCAAAATGCTACTTACCTTATAACGATGTAAGTGAACTAACACCTGTGATAGTAATTGCAGGTAATACAAGTACAGGCACATTTGTGGAATCAGGCTTTACTGTTACACCAAGCCGGGGAACAGATGCCACTGGACCACACTTCATTGTCCAAGGCAAAGACCTTACAGGCGTAGCCAATGACGTTGTAGTAGGTTTTAAATATAACTTCGATATACACCTACCAACAACTTACTTTAGGCGAGATCAAGAGACAGATTTTACGGCAAACCTAACGATTGCACGTATGAAATTCTCAGTAGGATTGTCTGGTGTTATGAGTTTTAAAGTTACTCAAAAAGGAAGGCAACCATACAGTATTTCATTTACTGGTGACGGTAGTACTACAACATACAAATTCAACATAAAAGACCTGAACTATAGTGACAGGTCAGATGTCAGAGTAAAGATAAATGGAATCGTCACAGATACCTTTAGTTTTACTGACGACACAACAATTGTATTTAATTCTGCACCTACAGCAAACTCAACCATCGTCCTATACATCGACGAATGGTTTAGTACACAACCGGTAATTGAAGCCAATCAATACTTAGCAAATGATGTACCACTTCAGAATGAAACTATATTTACAATACCTGTACATCAGCGTACAGAAAATTTCAAACTGAGGCTGTTTAACAACACACCATTTCCAGTTGCATTAAACGCAATGATGTGGGAAGGCAACTACACACCACGATTCTATAAGAGAGTATAAGTATGATTTTAGGATTTTTTCAAGCACAGGAAAAGAATAGGCAGGCAGAAAAGGCTGCAGATAGACAGAATGAATACAACGAAGACATGTGGAACTTCAGCAATGAAGAAGCCGATCGTGCCTATAAGTTTAAAAAAGAAGGTCTAGAAATAACCAAACGGAATAATGAGAGAAATACTCAGTTCCAAGAGGCACTGTCTATTCAGCAATATGACTCCGCAATGGCAATGCGGAATTATCAAGAAACTGAAAAATTCAATGCATGGTCAACCTCAATCAGCCAGGCAGCTGAACAGGTAGATTTCAATGCCATGGCTACAAAGACTGCAAGCACTCAGCAAGATCGTGCATTAAGTGAACAGCTGACTGGGTTGATGTTTGATAAACAACAAACACTCCAAGACTTTGGTATGGCCACAATGGGGCTGAGTGTCAAACGTAAATCAGAACGTGCACAAGGTGCTGCCAACGTACAACAAGAACGAATAGCGGCACTAAAAGCAAAAGGTACTCAGCAAGCCAGGGGAAGCTTAGGACGATCTTCAACAAAGGCTGTCATCGGCTTGATGGCTGAATCTGGTGCAAGGCAGGCAAACATCGTACAGCAGATGTTATTTAATGAACAAGGTATGGATTTAGATGTAACTAAATTACGTGAACAGCTATATCTTGATCGAGCAATGATTAAGGCAACAGAAGAGAACATTATCTTTAACGATAAAGCAGTAAGAACTAAGTTCCTACAGGATCAAGTACAAGCTGATATGAATGCCATGGCAAACATCATGACAAAGCCAACTGCTTTACCACCAATTCCAAAACCACTTGTTCTGCCAAGGGCTGAATACCAAGACATTCTTAAGCCTAGAAGGCCACCAAAACCTGGAGAGGTAGTAGCACAAACTACTAACCCATGGCTGGCACTAGCAGGTGATGTCGTAAATGTAGCGAGTGCAGCTGCTGGTGCGGGAGCATTTTCTGCTGCAGGTATGAATTGGGGTTCATTCTTAGGCTCCTTATAAACTATGTCTAAATACAGAACAATGGCGCAGCCCGGTAGCTTCGGTGCTGGGCAGTTAAAAACTAACGATAAGAAGCAGCGTGACATCATCAACACGATGAATGACACGTCTCAGGCGATGAAAGAGAATCAATCTTTCTTGGAGAGTCAACAAGAGCTTTACTTTAGAGCACAACAATTTGCACAAGGGGAAGAGCAAAAAGTTCGTGAGATGAACTTTGAAACTGAGACCGATAGCCGTGAAAGGCTAAGGGAATCAATTGCTCTTGACTATCAAACACAAATTGCTAATGAAGAAACAAGATCCAAACAACGTTTAGAAGGTCTAAAAGGATTAGAGAATTTCTCTAAAACTGCATTTAAACTTGGTTCTGACGTAATTAATGATGGCATTAACAAACGCCGTCAAGCATACAGCGCATTAATTGCAAGGACTGGATTAGATGGAGCCCAATTACGTGAAATCCAAGCATTAGACAATAACCTTACAGAATCTGCTTTTATGCAGAGTCAGGCAATTATTGATCTAAAAGCTAGTGGAGCGTCAGACGAAGACATTAATGCTATCTACCAAAAGGTATACAAAGATAGTGGATCACTTGCTTGGGTTGATAACAAGGCTGTTGCAAGGAACTCTTTAGAAGGTTTTGAGCTAGCCTTGGTAGAAGCGAAAGCAGCAAACCCCACCGCATCAGGCACAGAACTCAAAACTATTTACAATACGTTGTTTGACACGTATACAGGAGGTTTAGGTGATGGATCTGGCAGACAATTTACACCAGAGTTTCTAGAGACTACTATTAATGGCAAACTAAGAAGTGCCTTAAATAGAAAGATTATAGAAGCAACTCAACAAGAGGGGCAGGAAAATCTATCTAATGTAGAAGTTAAGCTGGGACAAGCATTCGACAACACCTATAGGGGTGGTGGAGGTGCGAATGGCTTAATGTCAATGTTGGAGAAGAATCCCAACTCAAGAAAGTCACTTGTCAAATGGTTAAAAAATAGTCTACAGTCTGGGGCAATTTCAGGAGCAGAAGTTGAATCGATACTGAAGTCGAAGCTGATCAACTATGAAGGTGGTGACAAAAGATTTATTGAAGCATTTGGTGGTACAGCAGAAGTAGCTGATTTGGTGCAAAGTGTTAATACTAAGTATCGAAACAACGCTCAACGGCTACGGCAACGTCAAGCAAATGCAATCGAAGATGCTAACAATGAAATCCTAACAAGGGCTAACGCTGCGCTTGAAGATGGAGTAATTGATAAAGCAGAATTTGAGGCAATCAAAGCTTGGGCACAAAGCACTGGTCTTGATCTTTCAAAACTTACAGCATTAGAGCGAGTAAGGAAGGATACGAAAGGTGCAAGAGAACGGACAGCACTAGAGGCGCATATCCAACAACTCAGGAAAGATGGGAATTGGAACCTGGAGACAATGCGTGCTCTAGATTTGCCAAACGACTTATTTACCAAATACGAAAGCTACGCAATTGCTGGAAGCAAAATAAAGACTGATCCAAAAGTAAAAGGTTACAAAGAAACCTTTAGACAAATGCTGGCAAACAACACTGCTGTTATAGCAAAAAAAATGCAAAAGTCAGCAAGTGTTACGTTTATGGCTAATAAGTTTACTGATGATTTCAGAAATGAGACACAAGCAGAAATGGCCAAAATGGCAAATGCTGGCATTGAACCAGATTTTGACAAAGCAGCGGAAGTAGCATCAAAAACAATCGAACGAAAAATATCTGAATTTATAAAAAATCCAATTAATATTGACAATTTAACTGGTGAATACACACCGTTTGTCGAAAGTTTTAAAGATATATCAGACGATGAGCGAGCAAGAAAAACTCTTAAAAACAATATAAATACTGCAGTTCAAACTAAAAAGTGGGACGAAGTATACAAAGCATTAGACGAGGAAGCATTTATCGAATTTCAACAACAAAGCCAAGGACAAGTTAATCCAGTTGCAGAATTAATTGCAGCAACGATGAATAATGGATTGACTGCGGAACAAGTGCATAACAAAATTGCACAGAAATTTGGACTAGAACCACTAGACACTACATCACAAACTAGACAAAGTATTAATGAGAGTATACCTAAGATCTTAGACAGATATGCTGTCTTTGATAGGGTAGAAGAACGTAGATTGGCCTGGAGAGATGGTGCAAGTGATTCATCAAGACGTGGAGCATATGAAGAAACAGGGGCAGGAACAGCTGCTCCAGATGATACAAATGCTTTGGTAGAAATATCAAATGACTTAGGTATTAATCCAATTGATCTTGCAACTATCATTGGTTTTGAAACAGGGGGTACATACAACCCTGATCAGCCCGGTGGTGAAGGAGGTCGCTACTACGGTTTAATTCAATTCGGACCTAGTGAGCAAAGGCAGTACGGAATTGTGCCTGGTATGAGTTTCCGTAATCAACTTACAGCTGTAGCTCAGTTCTTAAGGGACAGGTTCGGTGGAGTAGGTATGGAGACACAAGGTGCTTCGTTGGAAGATCTATACACAACAGTGCTCACAGGAAATCCTCAGGGTAATAGAAACGCTCGCGATTCAAACGGCACATCAGCAATCAGCGGTGTAAGAGATATGGGTGCACACAGAGAAGCAGCAATGAAAAGGTATGGGCTAAAGTAAACCTTACATAACAACTAATGAATGAAGAAGAAATGCTGCAGGGGGATACGTTCCAACTGTCAGAGGAAGATCAGCAACGATTG